AAAGATTTTCTTCTGAACCGTTGAGGCGAAGTGAATAAGCCCCGGCTATGTCATTGGTCGTAGCGCCGATTCCAGCGATATGGCACTTTACGACATGATTTCTTTTCCCGGTAACTTTCATGCATCCCAATGGGGCCGCAGAAGTAACTCCGGCATAGAACTCAATCCCGTAAATGAGACAGCCATTTGCTGAAAGCGTGAAGAGATTCGAGGCCGTGGCATATGCCGCATTTAATGCCACGCGAGAACGTGGCGAATATGCCGGACCTGCATTGACGCCGATCAGATGCACTCCATCTTTGTTCCAATCAAGCGTAACGCTTTGGTAATCGGTTGTCTTGCTTGCTGTATTGCTTTCTGCCACCAACACAACAACATCATTGTGGTCTGCAGTCGCCGCAGCCAGTCCTTCGGCAAGAGTCTTAAACTCTTTCCCTGGACTTCCATCTCCGCCGGCTCCGGCACCCAAGCCGGTATTAGGCTTGACCCAGAAAACATTTCCCGGTGTCATAATGCCAAGTCCTGCAATCAGGGCGTTGACGGCATCGCGCATATCATAGGTAAACACGCCGCCTTGTCCAATCATTTTAGGAAACATTCTTCCCTCCCTTCGCCATAAGTTTCTCAACTGCTTGAGAAAGTTTATTGAGTTGATCAGACAAGGAAACGATCGTTCCCTTCATTTCCTGATTTTCCTTCAAGAGAGCAGCCTTTTCCACCGCAGGATCAAGAACAACGATCTGAGGTTTCCGATAAGGCTCAGCTCGATATCCGAGACTCTTTGCGCCTTCAAGAGTTTCGACATTTTCTTTTTCTGCATCCCGGCGCACGGTTCCTGTTAATCCGACAAGGGATACGCCAAAGACTCTTTCCCCTTTTTCTGGATGATAGAGCATTACCGGCCAAGCATTGTCGGCAAGGCTGGGATTAAAAGGAGGGCGGTAGTCATTCTTTTTTTTGCCCTCCGCCAGATTGAGCAGGATAGCGGTATTTTGTTCATGGCCCTTTCTGAAAGCGTCCATGCTGTCGCCGTATCCGTCAATCTCTCCAACTTGTCCAATTACTTCTACGCCCATTGTAATGCTCCTTAGCTTGTGAAGCTGCCCGTAACGGTTCCCAGCACAATCCAATGGCCGTTATAGGCCATGAGGGTAATGCCAGATCCTGCATACGCAGCGAAGGTATAGACGGTGACATTTGTTACAACGCCACCATAGAAAGTCCCGCCAGTGGCGGTTAGGGTGTGCGCGTAAGCCGTGGATGAGTAGATCGTCAGAACAGTTCCGTCTTGAGTGCCTGCCGTTGGAGCTGCCAATGTGAAAGCGCCAGCACTGGCAATCGTGATAACGTATGTGGCGCTCTGAATGGGAATTGCGCCTGCAGTAGCAAGAAGCTGAATGCCTCCAAGTGCAGGATCTCCCATTTCGGCGTACTTGACCCACATTCCGGTCGTGCCGCCGGGAACGGTAGTTCGGCAATCACGCTTCTCTCCTTTGGCTGGCCAAATATGAGGAAGATAAATTTGAGATGTACGCGTGCATGATCCGACCTCAGCTAAGTTATTGAGCCACATAAACCCGTTTTCGCCTGGTATCGTAGTCTCAGACGGAGTCAATGCGAGCCAAGCGATTGCGCCATTGGCGTGAACCGACGGAGGTCCGCCTTTTTCGCCGCGCCGGACATTTACATAGGAAGGTCCAGCCGCGACGGTGCTGTTATTGGACACGGTGACAATCTCGTATTCGTTGTCAACGTAGACGCCAGTGCCGTCCTTGACGTGAGTCGTAGCGGTCAAGCAAACGGTTTTCGCCGTTGCGGATTGTGCAGCGCAAAGAGTAGTGTTTGTAGTCTCGGTTTGGGCCAACAGAAATGCCGGAACCAAGAGCAGGGCAAAAATTAAAAACATTCTGGTTTTCATCGAAAAAACTCCTGATTAAAGGTTCAGCGGAGCCGACACCATGCCGACCCCTATCTGTTTAGCCGTAGATAACGCATGCAGCGTAATCAGCATATGTCTGTGCTATCCCCCATACGAAATCCATCCTTACGGTGACTTCTCCTAATCGGTTATCCCATTGGTATACAAGCCGGATCGATATCCCGGTGTCAGGATCAGTGATCGTGTCGCATTTTGCGCCAAAGTCGCCAACATCCATGAGCGGTATCGCAGCCCATGTGAAAGCATCTTCTTGGATTGCAAATGCGGTCTGACATAATGCTCCAGATGCGCCAACCACTGTAACTGCGGCACCCGTTGCCGGGCTGCCAGAACAATTCTGGTAGGGTCCGCTCGGAATAAGCGCCGGGAAGATCTGAATCGTTGCCGCACCAGCGGTGTCGGTGATTGGAGAAGTAACAACAAACTGCTTGAGCACATTGGGAAGGGTCAATCGGCTCTGCCCATTGATTTCATAGACGCCGGCAAATGTCAGTCTATCGCCAGGATTCAGCGACAGGCTAGAAGCCGTCCAGCCGTTCGTGAGAATAGATGAGCCAGATTGATTAGCGCCATTGATTACGCCCGCGCCGCCATAAGTCCCGACGGTGAAGCTGGGAACCTGTTCATCAACATACATATCGAAATTGGCGTAACGCCCAACTTTGCCCTCCAGGTACTGCTTGCCGATGATCTGGCTCGGATTGAACAAGGTCTGTCCGGCCTTGACGATCTTCTGGTTGAAGGCGCTGTTGTAAATGACCGAGCGATTTGAACCAAGCGCCAAGAGCTGATTCAGCTTTGTTTGCGCGCTGGAATAAGTATCAAGATCGGCAGGAACCGTGCCAGGAGTGCCAACAAAGTTCGGCGTCACGGACTGCATGTATTGCAGCATGTAACGATCAACTTTGTTTGCCAAATTCACGACATGTGGGCGAATGTAGGATGCGCGCATATCGGCATCGAGGAACATCGCCTCTTCTGTGTCGTTGTAAACAAAGGACTGTTGATTCCAATAACTGATAGTCATCGGAACGGTGACGCGGACGAGCCCTTCAGGCTGAAGTGCCTGACCATCAGCACCGATGACGCGCAACGGGCGCCGAATGTCGAGAGAAGCGCCTATCCGACGTCCACCCTCGGACCAATATTTGTTGAAATCGCGCTTGATTAAACGCGGCATGACGCAATTGTTCGAGAAGATTCTCAGAACTTCTGCGGTAACTTCTTTTCGTACAGCTTCAAAATTGCCAGCCATGGGCAAATCTCCTTAGTGAATATTTCCACTTAGTTGATTCGCCCATGAGCCGCTATAATGCGGTCAATCTGCGAGGTGCTGCGGTCTTTGAGACTACGCTCTGGCTTGCGCGGCCAGTGTCCTATCGGACAAAATCATTAGCGATGGAAACTCTATACTACAATAGAATCAGGATTGCAATAAAATTATTCAACCACGAATTCTTTCAATGTTTTCTTACGAAATAACCTTTCGACTAAATTATTGAAGTCAGGATTGTTTAATTTCATGGCCCATCTAAGGGCAACCCAATACCCAGCGCGATGTTCATATATTCCTGATATTGTAATACGGTCACCCTTGGAAAGTCCTGCGCTTACCCTAAGATCGTGAACTTTTATCATCGCCGTTGTTCCCTTGCATTTCTTTCTGCCAGCCATGCCGGGTTGACCGTTTTTCCATCTTCCAGGTATGGAGATGTGACTTGCGATGGAGTCTGTCCGCTCTTTACCGACACAGCAGAGGATGGGAGCGGTTTCTTTGCGTCTCTCTCAGCTGCAGTCAAGGTCTTCTTCTCTTCCTTCGGCTTTGCCTTTTCTGAGCGCCGGCGCTCGATATCATCCTCAAGGCGCCCTTCGAGACGATGGAATTTTCGAATCAATCCGTTCTGATCCTTATTCATTTCCAGGAAGCTCTCGAACGCATCGGGATTTTTGGCGAAGTGATAGACTATCGAGGCCTTGAAGTCCGACTGAGCAATTAACGCCATGAGAACGGGATGCTCTTCTGGAATGTATTCAGGGCCGGTTTCCTTCGCCGCTTCACAGACTTTATTCCAATCATCGAATAACTCCTTGTCTTCAACGGCCTGGGCATCGGTCTCGGCAACATGCTTGCTCCACGCCTGATTCTGCTCGTTGGTGGTCAGTTCCTTCTTGATGGTTGACTTGGCTTCCTGGCGCGCAGCATGTGCTCCGACTGCCTTAAAGTATTCAGCGTCAGTTGTGAAGTTTTCCGGCAGTGGCTCAGGATCATCGGATGTTTTTTCAGTAGCTGCTTTTGCGGCCGGCATCATGCCCGATTTGATAATTTCCTCATAGGCCTGGAGCTTTCCGCGAAGCTCACCTATCTGACGCTGCGTCCTGGCATAGCTCCGGGATTGTCTACGAGAAACGTGCTCTTCTTCCTGCTCTGCGGCTGGCTCCTCTTCTGCCGCTGCTTCCACCTTGGGTTTTTCTTCGATCGCTGGAGAATTCCCGACTTCAGCCTCATTGCGCTGCTTGATGTAATCGATCGCGTTAAATTCAGTCGCCATTTGATTTTTTCTCCATGCGCTTTCGTTTCTCTATTTCCTTAAAAGCTTTCTTGAAAGTTTTGTAAACAAACTGGCACCATTCGCGATGTTCCTTTTTTGACATTTCCCTATTCTGCATTCGGTTCCTCATTTGAATTTTGTTGTTGTTGCATCGCCGCTTGCTGGTCCGCGCCCTGCTGTTGGAGATTTACCGAATGCTGCTGCTGCATCTCCTGCTTTGCGGCGTCATGCGCAAGTCCGGTCAGGTGTTCGAGCTTTGCAGCATCCTGTTGTGCAAAGTCAACTCCTGCTCTAATTTCAGCTTCTCGGAGTCCGGACAGTGCGTTCAATTCAGCAATGTATTTTCGTGCTTCTATTTCGGGAAGTTTAGCCTGCAAAGTCTCGCTAAGCTTTTGGAATGCCTGTTTAAGTTGGTTATTCTGTTGGATCGCCTGAGCCAGTGTTGATTTAAGCTGCTCAGGTGTCTGCTCGCCTTCCATGCCCTGGCCGGTGATCGTGTCGGCAATCTGCTCGACTTGTGGACTTCCTTCCCCTACCATGCGGATGAATTGAGCCAGAGCCGCGGGGTTGTTTAGAATGGCCGGCGTGAACTTGACAAGATCTACCAAAATGTTGACTGCCTTTTCCGTTCTGGTTTCAAAATTGGGTCCGGAGGTAACGCGCAGAGAATATTCGCCTAGCGTGATATTGTTCTTCTTGCCGTTTTGACCCTTCGGAAACTCCTTATTAATCTCTACGATTTCATGCTTTGAATCAGGACGAACGATTGTCTTGACCCGCGTTCCATCGTATATCTTGGGCAATATCTTCGCCGCCTGCTGATAGGAAAGCGTCACCGCCCGGTGCTCCTGATCCTGCCAGTTTGCCGTGCCGACATTTGATTGAGACTGCAAGGCCTTGATGGCTTCTCCTGATTGAGCGTCACGCGCCGATTGGATCGACGGATCAAAGAACAAGCCGGTAGAGCCCTTTATTGCCTCAACGAAAAACGTAGCCATCTGCATTACGGCTGCTATCGGAGCTTCCCAGACGTTGCGCTGTGGAGGAGGGGCAAGATGTGCTTGACCCGTTCCTTCGTCTCTCACGAGGATCGGCTTGTATTCCATATAGGCAAGATTCGCGGAATTATATCCGTCCCATGGATTAAAACCCTGAGCGTTGATCACATCGAATGATCCCTGAGCTCCAAGGTATCCGCTCTTAGCCATGCTGCCGACTATTTCCGTGGCCGTGGTGGCTGCATAATTAAGTCCGCGCTGCGCGTCAATAGCTCCGTCGATCAGTGAAAGCCTGTGAAGCTTTCCATCAATGTAAATCTCCGGTCCCATTACCCAGAATATCGGGATGATATCGCCCAGCCAATCAGTTTGGCTGATTTGATCCAAGGCCGTGACAACATACTTCCTTACTTTGCGCCGGCCAACCTTGCGAGTTATTTTCTTTCCGTCATCATCAAGTTTTGGCGTGACACCTTCGGGAACCGATTCGTCATCGAAACGGTTTATCATGTCAGAATAAAGCGTCAATGCGTCCTGCTCTATTTCTACGCGGTAGAATTCAGCGACGTAATATGGGCCTTTTTTGTAGTTTCCCGAGCACCATTCACTGACGCTCGCTGAATCGCCCGCCCATGAGATCGCGGACTTGATCCATCCGCCGGCCGCTTCGAATAATGACTGATTCAGGATCTTAAGATTATTGCCATACTCTTCGATAACCTGTTCGCGACTCAAGACGCGGAGCTTGCCCGCCCACATAGCATCTTCCCGGCATGACGCCCTGGCATTTGGGTCAACAAAATACATGTCAGGATCTTCGGCTTCAATAATTTTTATGCGCTGCTCAAAACTTCGCTCAGACTCGTACTCGGTAGCCATTTCAAACACGCCGCAATTCCCGACGCAACAATGACGAAGAGACGTTGTGTAGGCCGATTGAGCGTTTGAGCGATATTCGTACTCACGGATCAAGCCCTCAATTATATCCGCCCCTTCTTTGTCAGATCCACCGCCAACTGGCCTAGCTTGTGGGCCAGGAGGATTGTTGCGGGCTTCATTCTCTACTTGATCGACTGCCGGCTTCAATCGATTAATGGAAACCAATGGCCGGTTTGCACTCTTGCGCTTTGCAACCTCTGCCTCAAGCCATTGATGGACTCCGCCAAGCCACATCTTTTTCGATGTCTTAGAGCATTCGCGTATATCCTTTGTAGCGTCTCTGTGCTGCTGCCAGCATCGTCTGACAAACTGTGGCATGTTTGCCGCGGTGAGTTTTACTTCATTGCCGGTTTGATCAAGTACGGTGTCTGCCATGTTAATTTATCTGCGCCTGACGAATAAAGATGAAGCGCGCAGTCCCAATAGCTGAATTAACTGAATTGCCAGTAAGAGCAAAGATCATGTCATCGTAGATCGGAACCAGAACGGGCAGCGATCCGATAAGAGGATATGCAATCTCTTTATTGGTGTTGCTTCGTGAAGCACCAACTGCCAGGAGTGCATCGAGTCCAAGCGAATCTTTGAGTGTGATCGAATACCCATTCGTCGGAGCGGTTGCTCCAGGATAGGTAACTATCGATTGCAAGAACCATCCCGATATCTCATTTTTCGGAATAGTTCTCGAAGTGACAGCTCCGCCTGACGCCGCACCTTTCCACGCTATGTCAACCAGCATCATATTTCCACTGACCTGTGTTTTCTCTGCCGAGAACGATGAACCTAAGTCGATGATCATAATTGCCCCCTAATGCCTCAAGATTGAAGAAAGCGTGCCTTGTGGGAGAATAATCGAACTAGATGCATCGCGCTCAATAATAGCGGTTTCTGCCGGCTGATCAGTATCAATCACGTCGGCAAGATTAAGGGAGCCCTTGCTTGCTACAATCTCTAGTCCGGCAAGACGCCGCAACCAGGCAGCCGCGAAAGTTGAGTTGATGAAGAACCGGCTAGCCTGCTCTTTGCGTTCAAATCCAAACACGACCATAGAGCCAGATCGACCGCCCACCTGCATGCCATCGGCGCGAAACAATGACTCGTCATCATCGCTTTTAACGATGATGTGTGTTGCTCCTTCGAGATCGGCCGCCGTGATAGCGTCGAGCGCCATATCAGCGGTTACGCATTTCTGGCAACGCTCACGATTTGAGCTGATTGCCTTGCCACATGCACAAAATTTATCTGCCATTATTTTTTACCTTTCTTCGATTTGATCGAATCCATCATATGACCGGCTGTTTTTTTGTTCGGAAGATCCGAGAAATCAGTCGAGCTATCCCACTCTGCGACTTTGGACTTTCCTCCAAGGGCTTTGGTTCCTGCTTTGGTGTGTGCCCAGCGCTGTTGTGATTTCGAGGTGTACGGCATGAATCCTCCAGTTTCTTGACGCGCCCAAGGAGCAATCTTGTGTCATAATTTAGCTTATTGACACAAGCCCTTAACTCCTTGATCTGCAGAACTGCATCATCAATTTTTTGTATTGTACCCATGGCTATTCCCATAATTATTTCTCCAGCATTTTTGCCGAACCGTATCCGGCTATAAAGCACAAAAAGCAAATTGAGAATGCAATCATGAATCTACCTCTTGCGCTTGGGTTTAATCGCATAAACGGCTTCGGCACAATGGTTGCACCAACGTTGACCTTGCTGGTTTATCGGACCGTTGAGGTCATTTTTGCATATAGGGCAGATCATGGATCACCTCTTGCGTTTTGGCTTAATCGCCGCCATGAGATCGCCGGCCGTCATGCCTGGGGCTTCATCCTCATCATCATCGGGCACTGATTGCTTCTTGCTCTTCAACGCTACTGCTTTTTTCAAAAAGCCTTTGGGGTGCGACTTGGCTTCCTGGGCCGGCGTTTCCTGTGATTCTTTCATTTTGAATTCTCCTCTCTAAAGATTTCAAATCGAATCATTGCAGCGCATGGCGCAATAACCCTTTGAGAATACTCATCGAATGATTCACCATCAGCCAATGGCTGATACAACTCATTTGCTAATCCCGTTAAATTTGGACCCATAACCAATCGGAGTAATTCCCAAGCTTTTTTAAGGTCGACAGTATCGATATTTTTCATATCTATCCAAATGGTGAATAAGTTGATGGAGCGTACTGCTGTCGGATGACTGGCACTGGCTTTGCCAACTGCGAATTATCCTTATCATTGACGCCTACAGCAAAAGTCTGAAATGCTGATCCGCCATGTGATGCCCAATCATGCATAGGCTTGTCGTGCTCTACACCAACTCGGCTTGCCTCCGGAAAGCGATAATGCCTGAGCGCATGAAGTCCATCCTTGCAATTATCCGCGTCGAAGTAGCAACGCGGGAAGATCGCCTTGGTTGAGCTGATCTGAGCCTTTAAGGTTGTGATCCCAAGTACTTTGATTTTGTTGAGTCCGGCAAGCTCGCGCGCCTGCTGCTCGATGGTTTTACCTGTCGCGAGCTGGTTGGCTTTGGCGTCCTGGGTCAATGTGTGACGCTCATATCCATATGGCCGTTTGTTTAGATCGGTAAAGATTGCCGACAGACTCGCCAATTCGAATTGCGCAAAATCAATGATGTGGTACTCCATGGGATAGCGCTGCACAAACCAGATGGCCGTGTAGCGGTCGCCGATATCCCAAAAAGTTTCAACCGGCTTGCTCATATCATGCGGTACTTTGGTCTCGCGTCCATCCTTAACGAGTTGTGACAACTCATCGCCATATACCGCGCCTGTGACCGTGCGTCTAAACTGGCCGCCATAATCCTCATCGTATTGCTGGCGATTGGTCCGCTGCAAGTGCTCAATGTACTGGCGCGACTCGTCGGACAGCCACACATTATCAAGGTAGCTCGTTTCGACGACCACCATGCCTGGTGGAGGATTTTTAAGGGTGAAATCTACGATTGGATCGCTCTCAAGCATCGGGTTGTAGCTGATCCATATCTCTGACCCAGCTTTGCGAAAAGTAGGGATAACAGTGCGGAGGCTCTCGCTGCTGGCAGTCTGTGCCTCCTCAAGCCAGACGCGGTCATAGGATTCGTACGCTTTGAGGGCCGTTGGATCTGTGCGGAGTTTCAATAAGCCAGTGTAAACAATACGCGTATCCCTGTTTTGTTTGTGCCGGCCGAATATGCCAGCGTCCTGGATGTCGAACATGCGGCTCATCCCAAGGCGCTCGATTTGATCCTTAAGCAGCAAGTGCACTGACTCTTTGACCGTGTCCATTACTTCGCGCGCGCAGAGCAGGCGCAAAGATCCTTGAGCGGCATCTATGATGTTCTGCTGCGCCATCGACCAGGACTTGATTCCATCGCGTCCGCCATATAGCACCTTGTAACGATGCGGCTGAGATAAGAATGCTACCTTCTCATGGAGCTGGATTTTGACCTCAGTCGCAGCCTTGGTACTAGCCATGCGATACCTTTTGTACCGATTTATTTAAATACTCAACTACTAGCTTAATAGGGTTTTCATCATCGCCGGACAATTTGAGCTTATCAGAAAACATCCCTATCTCTTTTCCGATCAACTCCAAAGCGCGATTTGCGACCATCCCTTGGAAAACATACTTTCCAGTTGGCTTTCCCCTTTTGTCATAAACTTCAACATCTTGCTTGGCTTTTTCCACGATATCCTTGAGATTTTCGATGACCCAACTCTTTGTGACTCCAGTATTTAGCTCAACTGTCTTGGCAACACTCTCTTGAATTTCTGCGATACGATTTTTTATTTCCGGAAGCTTTAATAGACGATGTGCAATGTGACTCGCTTGGTTGCCTGAGTAGCCGGCAGCTGTGTAACAATCCTTTTGAGTGAGTTCTCCCGCAACGATCAAATGACAAAACTTTTCACGTTTTGGATTAAGTAATTGGCTCATTGGCACATTTTGTATCATCCGATAATTTTTGTGTCAACAAAATAATTTGCTTGACAAGGCATATAATCTTGCCCCCTTATATATCCCAACAGCTGCCAAAGCGATTAAATCCTTTTTAAATTAGGGGAATCATGAGAATAGACGGTAGATCGGGCATCAAAGATCCAAAATCACACCCATATGATGTTGAGCGCTCGCAGCTGTCCTATCGTTTAACTTTTGGGCTTTTTCGCGGCTATGAAATCGTCAGCGTACCCTCCGAGTATCTCCGCAAGCTACGCCACACCTGCTACAGCATCGATATAGCCAAGCGCTGCACTGATGAGCTTGAGCGCAGGCACAGGATCATAAAAAGTGTAAAGTCCGATAAATAGTTGTAAAAAATTCCGACACTATTTTTTTCTCGTAACTAATTGATTTAATATAACTTATTATTCATTTCACCATTTATACACTGTCGATGCGCTTTACACTTTTCAAATATATCGAAGCGCCTTGCTCTGATACTTTCCACTCACGTAATATTTAACCAATCGCAAATAATTGATATTATTACACTTATAATTTATTTTATTATTTGCATGTATATTACGTGTAATTGGCACGCTCCTTGCACTATATAAGAGCATGACAACGCAAACGGAAAACAATAGATGTTGAGCGGCAATCAAGCCGCCGCGATCCTCCCCGCGAAAGGGACGGAAGAAAGACAGTGCTAAAATGTCAAAATTAT